GTCTTGAAAAGATACAAAGAGGACAAAGGTTAGCATTAGGACTAGATAAAGAAGACAACAGTACTAATGTAATCGAAGAATCAAACAATAAAATGCTTACATTAGCTGATATGATAAATAATCCTTCTAAAGATAGATCAATGCAAGATTTTGAAAGCGAGGATGGTATAGATGAAGATAGTTAAACTTACTAATGCAAAAGATAACATGTTGATATATCTGAACATAGACCATATAGTTGGTTTTTCTGTAATGAATGATGACAATTCAAAAACTTGCATATTAACTAGCGAAGGAAATTACCTTGTTAAGGAAAATATAGATGATGTATTATTTTTAGTTTCAGAATAAATATTTAGGATGGTGTAAATATGAGCATAGAAACTGCGAACGATATAATATTTTATAGCAACTTAATCACAATCTCTTGCAGCATAGCAACCGTTTTTATTCTAATTAAAATTATTAACAACATGCATAAATAACGCATAACACCTCTAAATATACAATTTGTGTTTAAAATATAATACAAAAATTATAATAGTCCTCTAAAACCTTATAAACCCTACGAAAATGAGTTCCGGTAATGATACGTTATCGGAACTCATTTTATTTAAAGGCAGTGATACCTTGATAATAAGGGGTGATTATATTAATGGATATGATAGGTAAAAAATATGGTAGATTAACTATATTGGAAGAAGTAGAAAGAAAAGGTAAATATTTAAAAAGATTTAAATGCTTTTGTGAATGTGGGGAAATTACTATTGCTTATCAATCATCGCTCAGAAATGGGAATAAGAAATCATGTGGTTGCATTCGTAAAGAAAATACAAGAAATATGTTTAGTAGTGGAACTAATGAAATAATTTACTACAATGATTATGCAGAAATTATAATGACTGATAAATCAGGATGTGAAAAAGCTAGATCGATGATTGATTTAGAAGATGTTGATTTAATTAAAAAATATAGATGGTGGGTTTCAACCAAAGGATATGCGTTAGCGCATATTTACGGAACAAATAAAAATATACATATGCATAAATTAATTCACCCGGGAAGAAATCAAGTCGATCATATAGATAGAAATAAGTTAAATAATAGAAAAAATAATTTAAGAGATGCGACAAACCAACAAAATGCAATGAACCAAGGATTAAGAACAAATAATAAATCTGGTGTAAGGGGAGTTTGCTGGAATAAAAATAAAAGTTGTTGGGATGCTGAAATAATGAAAAATGGTATTAAATATCATTTAGGACATTTTAAAGAAAAAGAAATTGCAATAAACACTAGAGAACAAGCTGAAATTAAACTTTTTGGAGACTTTTCTCCTATAAAATATAGTTTATAAAGGAAGTGATCTGCCGCCTATGGTAACAACATATTCACCTTTTTGTAAGAAACAAGCTAATTACATAAAAAGTTGTTTAGAAGGAAAAAACTGGTTGAATGTTGCCGAAGGCGGCAAATGACTCGTGCGTCAAAAAATGTGATCAACATCGTTGCGTGGTGTGCTATTATAGAAAACCATCCTGATAAACTTCATTTAGCCGCTGGTGTATCGGTAGCAACTGCTAAACTCAATATTATAGACAGTAATGGGTTCGGAGTGCTTAACTACTTTAAGGGTCGTTGTAGGCAAGGAAAGTATCAAGATAAAGATGCGTTGATTGTTCAAACAGTCAACGGCGAAAAAGTTATACTTATCAGTGGTGGTGGTAAAAACGGTGATGAAAGATTTATTAAAGGGTTAACACTTGGAAGTGCTTATATATCCGAAGCTAATGAGTGTGCTCAATCGTTTATTAAGGAAGTTTTTGACCGTACCATATCAAGTTCACTACGCAAGATATTATTCGATTTAAATCCTAAAGCCGAATTACATTATTTTTATGTTGAAATATTAAATATACATGAAACTAACAATAAAAAATATCCTAGTTATGGTTACAATTACGCACATTTTACCATACATGATAATCTTAGTTTATCATCTGATAAAATACGCGAAATACTTCGCACGTACAATAAAAAATCAATATGGTATCAACGTGATATACTTGGCCTTCGCAAAAATGCAGAAGGTCTTATTTATGATATGTGGGACGAAGAAGAAAACTCCTATGATGATGAAACAAGGCCGTTAAACTTAGAACGAATTTCAAGACATTACGTATCTATTGATTATGGGACACAAAATCCTATGGCGTTTATGAAAATATATGATGATGGTAAAACATTATGGTTTGATGAAGAATATTATTATTCGGGCCGTACAGAAAGCGCACAGAAAACCGATGCACAGTATGCAGATGATTTAGAGAATTTTATCGGTAAAGATAATATTGGGCGTATTAAATCGCTTTCAGGATGCATTATTGATCCATCGGCAGCTAGTTTTAAAGCTGAATGCAATCAAAGACATATAAGAACCAAAGATGCTGATAATGCGGTTTTAGATGGTATACATATGGTTGCAAGTATGATACAGAAACGTTTAATACGAGTGCATAAACGATGTACTAATTTTAGGTTGGAAGTATCAAGCTATATTTGGGATGAGAAAAAAGGCAAGAATGGCGAAGATGTTCCTTTAAAAGAAAATGATCACTGTATGGATTTAACACGATATCTAGTAAAAACGGTAATATCACCTAGAAGAATAGCTAATAGTTAAGGAGGTCGATGCTGCACATGAAGAAAAGAAACAGAAATATAAAGGCAGCTGATAACAAAGTGCAGCAACCTGAACGAAAGCAAAAGGCTTATGATGCGTTTGCGAATGCTGCCGCTAGAACTGGTTTTGGGACAAACTCACTTATGGAATCAACTGAATATCCATTAGTACGGTTAACTCGTAATTACCAGTTAATGCAAAGCCTTTATCGTAGTCATTGGATTGTACGCAGAATCATAGATACAATTCCAGAAGATTGCTGTAAGAATTGGTATACGGTTAAAACACAGATTGCACCTGATTTATTAGATAGATTTAGAAAAACAGAAAAGAAAACAAGTACTAAAGCTAAAATATTAGAAGCAATGAAATGGGGGCGGTTGTACGGTGGTGCAGCCGCTATTGTTTTAATTGAGGGACATGAGGATATACTAGATCAACCTTTGGATTATGAAACAATTTTACCCGGTAGTTATTGTGGTTTATTGGTTCGTGACCGTTGGTCTGGAATTTCACCGGGGACTAATTTAGTAGAAGATCCAAGAGATGTTGAATATGGTTTACCTGAAGATTATCGTGTGACTACAAATGACGGCAAGGTATTCACAGTACATCATTCACGTGTATTACGATTTATTGGTCGCGATGTGCCATTTTGGGAGAAACAAGCGGAAGTAATGTGGGGAGTATCGGAAATTGAACATATTTACGATGAACTTCGCAAACGTGATAACACATCATGGAACATTGCTAACTTGATTTTTAGAGCATATCTAATTACACTTAAAATGAAAGACTTAGATCAAATATTAGCTATTGGTGATGAACAGGCACAAAAAGACTTATATAACATTGTACAAGCACAAAATTGGCTCATGAGCAACCAAGGCATGTTGGCGTTAGGTGCTGACGACGCACTAGATTCTAAAGCGTATTCATTCGCTGGACTTAGTGACGTATACGAACAATTCATGATGGATATATCAGGAGCGGCAGAAATACCAGCTACTAAACTGTTTGGTCGTTCACCTGCCGGAATGAATGCAACTGGCGAATCTGATTTACAGATTTATTATGATAGTATTAGTCAGAAACAAGAATCAACCCTTTCGCCCGTAATTGATAAGCTATTACCGATTATGGCATTAAGCGAATGGGGATACATCCCTGATGATTTAGATTATGACTTTAATCCAATTGCAAGCATATCACAGAAAGATAAAACTGATTTAGGTTCTAGGTCTGCTGAAACTATTGGCGGTGCATTTGATCGTGGATTAATTAGTCAAAAGATAGCATTAAAAGAACTTCGCCAACAATCAGAAATTACAGGAATGTTTACCAATATTACAGATGAAGATATTGAAAATGCTGACGATGAAGTTCAGATGCCCGGAGAGGTAGGAATGTTTAATGACATGGAAACCACAACGCCGGATAGAGACGGATTACCAGAAGCTACTAACGAACCTATTCAACCAATTTAGTACTCAGATAATAACCTCTCGTAAACGTGATGCAATTATGAATATGGCAAATAAAATGATTAAATCAAAATGGTTTAAAGATTATGCTACAACAGCAGCTTATCGAATGATAACGATGACTCGCATAGATACGGCTAAGTCATGGCGTTCAGCCGCTAGAAAATCAACACATGGTAAAGAAGTATTTGAATTACTTCGCAATGAAACAGATAACGATATGATGTTTCAAAGTTTACTTGAAAGAAACGTACATTATATTAAATCAGCACCAATTGATATGGCTGAACAAATGGTTGAACATATATCAGAAGCACAAATTACAGGTAGACGACCAGAACAGATTGCTAGTGAATTAAAAGAGCTATTCCCACACATGACTAAGGGTAAAGCTCAATTGATTGCTAGAACTGAATCTGCAAAGGCATCATCTGAACTAGTGCAATCTAGAGCAGAACGATTAGGCTTTAACTGGTATATATGGAGAGCCATAGGGCATGAAAATAGAGGAAATGGTAAATATGGCGATGGTAGAGTCCGTAAATCTCATGCTTATATGGATGGTGTCTTAGTTAATTATAATGATCCTCCTAGTCCAGAAGCATTAATCGGCATAGCGTCATATGGTCACTACAATGCAGGCGAAATATTTAATTGTAGATGCTTTGCAAGTGTAGTATTTGATATTAACGAAATATCTTTTCCACATAAAGTTTATCATGCAGGTAAAATTCAGATGATGACTAAAGCTAAATTCAAGGAGATTATGTAGTTATGAAAGTCGTTAGAATACTAGATGAATTCAGAGTTATTATTGATTATGGATATAAACATGGTGCTAAAGAAGATGATATTTTAACAATAAAATCTAAAATAGGGATACCAATACATGATTGCGATACTCATGAATATTTAGGAACGTATTTTAACGAAAAGGCAACAATATCTCTCTCGGTTATTTATGATAATATGTCAATTTGCGTAAATACAAAAACAAGCATATATTACGAACGGTTAAACGTTAGCCATACACAGATTAGTTGTTGTGATAATGATAAAATAATTAATTTATGTGATCCAGTATATTTAATTGATAAAAATAGGAAATATATAGTATAATACATGTGTGGCTAGGTTATGCAGACCGAACGGAGATAGCCTGTCTCCTGCCACATTATATAAGGCAAATAATACTAAGGCGGTGTTATGAATGTCGACAAGCGTTCTTGGCAATATGACTGATGAAGAAAAATTAAAGTTAAAGAAACAATGTGAATTTATTTTAAAAGGATGTTTTAGTGCAGATAATCCAGCAATAGTTAGTCCTGAAATGTACGATATGTTTGCTGAACTTGGGTTATGTGAACAAAGAGATAAGGTACCAACAATAAGCGATCCTAAATTAACAGAAAAAATTATAGCTGACCTTGAAAAATCTTTACTTTGTACATCTGCTGATAAGGCGGTGTTATGATGTTTAATAATGGATTTTATAAAGTTGATAATGAAAAAATAAAGAAAGCTAAACAGTCAATTAATTCTCAAAGACAAGGTTTATCACAAGCAAATACAGACGGAGAAGAAAAATTCATAAAAACAGTAACAGTTGAATTAGAAGGTAATTTACCACCATATCGTGCGGCGTGGTTTTTATATTCTAAAGTTAATGATAAAGATGAAATAATAAATCCAAATCAAATTGATTCATATATTATAATTAGAGATATAACTGAACAAGAAGCAATGGAAAAACTTGAAACGCTTAAAGATATAGAATTATATACCGCAATTAAAAATATTGGAACTGTAAAATGTAAATTTTTAGATTATAAATATGATGAACATTATTATGAAATTAAAAATGGGAATTTGGTAATGTTATGAAATACTGTAAATATTGCAATAGACAAGTTAGACCTATATCAAATCGCAAAGGTGTAAACTGGCTACTAGTAATAGCACTAACATTGCTAAGTGGTGGCATATTCCTTGTTATCTATTTAGGCTATAAACTGTTATGTGGCATGTTTAGAAGCAGTGACGATTGTGTTTGTCCTATATGTAATGCAAAACTATGAGGTGATAATGTGGAATTTTTAACAGATTATTTTTATTATAAAAAAGATAATTATAGGATAGGATTTACGGGAACAACTTCATTCAATATATACTTAAATGATAAATTAATAATAAATAAAGATTTAATACCAAAGCAAATAGTAAAAGCAGTATCTATAGCGTTATCTAATGCATGGAGAAGTGAATTTACCGAAAATACAATGAAGAATATTTATAAAGATATAATATCTAATTTACAAGAAGATAAATATTGCAAATTAGATTATGCTAAGAAACAATTAATTTAAATATTAAAAACTTTAACTTAATACGATTACCAAAGAACACTTATTTTTAGGTGTTCTTTTTATTTTGCCCAAAAGGAGATAATGCGAAATGAATAATAAATTATATTGCCCTCATTGCAATGCAGATACAGGCAAATATGCAAATAGAGATACATTGACTAACACGATTATAGAATGTCCTGAATGCGGATTTAAAAGTATATCGATAGCATTTAGTTTGCAAAAGATAAAGCCACTTTCGATAAATATTGAAATTAATGATGAAAAATTAAAAGAAAT